CCACTTCTTGCCAGCACGTCCAGTCCAGTTCATCAGGTACATCTCGTCAATGCTGGTGTACATCGTGTCCCTGGCGCTGTCATCAGACTTCATCTGTTCCGCATGGTCTTTTATCTCTGCGAATAGTGAATCATCTATCTTTTTATTTGGCATAATCCAATTCCTTTTCTACTGTGAAATCAATCCTCATTTGTTGTTGTGCGTCCTTGATTCTCTTTTCGGCAATAGCGAAATAACCAGGGTCAATCTCAATCCCAATGAAGTTGCGTCCTGTCTGCACGCAAGCCACGCCGGTTGTGCCTGAACCCATAAAGGGGTCGAGAATGGTGTCGCCTTCGCGAGTACACTTTTCGATAATCCATTTCATTAATCCGAGCGGTTTCTGATTAGTGTGTAGCCTGTTATTGGTTTCACCGAGTAGAGATGTGTCCTGATAACAATAAACACCCTCACCGCCCTTCATCCATGCAATTTCTGCGTCTGACAAATACTTTCCAAAATTTTGTGTATGTTTTTTTATCCATACAAGCGTTGTCCCTTTTGGTAAACTATTCGCATAATGGTTACACCCGAACAAAACAACTCTTTCAAATTTCAAAAACGGGGACGGGTCAAATGATTTATTGTCATTGACAATTGTTTTTCCGTAATTTGAATATTTTTGTCCTTTACTTCCATGACCATTCTTGCCACATGTAACTTTGGCGTTCCAATTCATCCCATACGGCGGGTCAGTTATCACCGCGTCCACCGACTTATCAGGTATAGACTTCATCACTTCGAGGCAGTCGCCGAGGTAGAGTTGGACGGTCATCCGAATACCTCTCTCAATGGTGATTGTCTGCGCTCTATCTTGCGCTGAGTGTAGGCATAGTTGTTCATCATCTGTATCATCAGGCATCTGGCTATCACGGTGTCATCGTGCAGGTCTGATGGTGCGTTGTAGCTGCTGCGTCCTGTGTTTGCGTTGACCGTTCTCTCGTATGCTTCCAGTTCAGTCGTCCATACGTCATCAGGGATAAGGCTAATCGTGCCTTTCTCTATCTCTAACGCTGCGCCTTCGATCAATGGCGGTTTGCTGGATGCTGTCGTATCGAATCCCACAACTGGTAATCCCTCCCGTTGCAATTGTTCAAAGATAGGATTGCCGATTGAGTTCAACTCTACCTTGCCCATTGTCACGTGCCACTTGTGAAACAGTTCCTTGATACGCTGTGTCTGGAAGGCATAGTCGATCTGGTTGAACCTGTCCTTTGCCACTTCGCGCCTGCATGTAGCGCATCCAATTGAGATAGCCGTGAAGTCATTCTGCTTTCCCCAATCCACACCAGCCACAAGCGTATGTCCGTGATGCTGTTCCGGGGTTGCGTTTGCTGGTGCTGTCATTACGGCTGTCAGGTTGCGGAATACTACGCCCTCTCCTTCAAGAAATTCAGCAAGAATTTCCTGGCGGTAGGCTTCCTCTGTCATGGTGTCTTTTAGCGTTTCAACCTCTGAGCGCGGAATGTACGGATTCTGCCAGGTTGGGAATGTCCAGCTTTTCCAGTCTGTGTTTTCAGGATCTCGCCCAATCGCGTGTAGTTTGTAGAATCCGTTGCGTCCTTTCGGAGTAGAAAGAAACCAGGCTGAACCTTTCAGGTCAACCAGCATAGGACGCAGGATCATGTTCCAGTTATGTTCCAGGTCAGCCACCATCGCCGCTTCATCCACCACGATCAGCCAGTACTTGCGCCCTCGCGAACTGTCAGCAGCGTCCAATGACCAGCAATCTAATATTCCTCCACCTATTGTTTCAATCCGGTGCTGCTGTTCTGATTGTCCTTGTATCATCGGATATAAAACATTCTTCAATTCACGCCAAACATCTTCAAGCATCTTATACGTGGGTGAGAACCAGCCAACAGGTTGACAATGAACGAGTGCCTCAATCACCAGGTCAATGCCGAGCCGTGTCTTGCCCCATCTACGCCCGCAGTTGATAACATTGAACCGCTTTGCCTGGTCAATGCACTGCTGCTGCGTTTCGTGCAACCTCGTGAGTTCAATCTCGATTGGTGTTTGTAGCATCTACCCTCTTTATGATGATCTCTACCGGACCTGATGTTTTTATTTCATGCTTATCCACCAGCAACCCGTGATACTTTGCCAGCATCTCTAATGCTTTCAACTGGTCAAGTAGTTCAATGTCGATCTGATTCTGCTCCACATCTTCACCGCCATCCTTGCAAATCGTGGTGGTCTTTTGTCGAACACGCTTGATAAGATGCAGCTTGCCGAGTTCCTTTGCTTTCGCCAGGTCAATCTGGAACGCCATGCTGGAAACATCCAGGTAATCGCCCATGTCACCGCGTGCAATTTCTGTCAGTTTTTGCAGGATTTCATCAGATTTCATCGCCTTTTCATCAAGTTTTCGCTTGATTTCTGCCTGAATTTCAGGTTTCTTCAACAATTCTTGACCAATTGAATAAGCGGTGCGCTCGGAATAACCAGCGCGTTGTGCTGCCTTTGTGGCATTGAAGTCGATCAAATATTCAGATAGGAACAATTGTTGTTTGGAAGTCAATCCCATAGTTCACCTATGCAAGATGAAACGCCTTGTAGATAAAGTCGTCCACACCTTACATTATAGCACTGTAATAGTAGGTAAAACTATGATGGTAGTAATTTGCAAATTGGTCAAATTGGGGTATTGACTTTTCCACCAAAAAGGTTTATTCTACTATCAGATATTAGCACATACCAAGGAGGCAGGATGAGGAACAAATTACAAAGAAACAAAACCATCATTACCAGCATTTCGTTAGACGAGGATACACGTGAGTTGTTGGCGAAACAGGCGGCAACTGATAACCGCAGCCGTTCCCAACAGGTTGCTTTCCTGATTAAGTTGTACGAAGAATACCGGAAAGAAGTTATCCGGATTCCCGTTATCGGCACGATCAGGGATGGAGGAATTGAGTTCATAGGCTCTGATACTGAATTGGAGTAACCCATGTCTGAAACAGTCTGGTTTGTGTTGGTGGCTTTGTTCGCGGTTGTGTGTTTGTTCGCAACCAGGAAACAGATTGAAGGAGGGAAGTGATGGGTCGCAAATATTTTCATGCCTACATTTCTTATTTGAATCGCAACGAGAAGAAAAACCCGTTGCTCGTTTCCAGGCGTAAAGAAATCCTGGATGATATGAAATATCATATCGACATCGCTAAAAGCAATTGGGGAGTTCCTGGTGATCCAAACCACCATAAACAAGCCTTTGATGAGTACATGGCTGAGTATTTCACGCCACTGCTCAAACAATGCAGAGCCATTCAAACCATGTGTACCTGCGCCCACGAACACACCCAGGAGTTCGGCGGTTTCCATTTCTCCGGTGGTGAGGTCTGGGATGACATCTACGATTACTGCATTGACTGTGGCGCAGTCAATTACGGTTTGGGGTGGACGGTTGATGTTCTTCATGCTTCCACTTTACTCCAAAACACAGCAGTTTCATCACAGGGGAAGGAAGCGGGAGAGATATGGGCGTAAAGATGGTAACGAAAGCGCAATCTCTCGACCCAAGAACGAACACAGCGGCTTCCATCCGCGAAGCTGCTCAATGGTTACAGATCGCTCTTATGGCAAATGACAAAGAGGAGGTGAAAAGAACGTAACACTTGCGTTGTGGCACTTGCACACAACTGGGGTGACTGGTGTCATCCCCCCGTCATCAGAAGATCATCGGTTCAACAAATAGGAGAAAAGGAAATGACCGAAACACTCGCAACGTATGAAGTAGCACGTACAGATTTTACGCAGGATCAGGTAGCCCTCATCCAGCGTACCATCGCCAAGGGGTCAACCCCTGATGAACTTTCATTGTTCCTCAACCAGTGCCGCCGGACTGGGCTTGACCCATTCGCCCGCCAGATTTACGCCATCAAACGCTGGGATTCCAAGGAACAACGCGAAGTCATGGGCATCCAGGTAAGCGTGGATGGCTTCCGGCTGATTGCTGAACGATCCGGCGTGTATGCAGGTCAGGATGGTCCGTACTGGTGCGGTCAGGACGGTGAATGGAAGGAAGTCTGGCTGTCCAATGAACCCCCTGCTGCTGCAAAGGTGGGCGTTCTGCGTGAGGATTTCATCCAGCCCTTGTACGCAGTCGCCAGATACGCGGCTTACGTCCAGACCAACAAGGAAGGCAAACCTACGTCCATGTGGGCGAAGATGCCGGATGTAATGCTTGCCAAGTGTGCTGAATCACTGGCGCTCCGCAAAGCATTTCCGCAGGAACTCTCCGGCTTATACACCTCAGAAGAAATGGGGCAGGCTGTTCAGGTGGTCGATGTTGAACCTGAACCCGTCAAGAAACTTGCTCCCGCACCAAAGGTGAAACTGCCTATTGCCCAGCGTCCGTATGAACCTGCCGTTCTGAAAGAACGTATCGCTGAATTAGTCAAGGCGGGTGAAGAAATCCTGGCTGGCGGTGGGGTGGTCAGCAAGGATAGCGATGACTACACTATAGCGTCTCACATCGAAAGCATTTGGGCTGGCAGTCCGCAGGCAGAAGCCAATCGTCATGCGGTATGCGAATACCTCACTGGCAAGGCATCCGTGAAAGACATGACCGGACCTGAAAAATATGCGCTCAAAAAGTGGCTGCAAATTACCAAGAACGAAGCAACCGGAGAATGGGTGCATGTCAAAGAAGCTGGCACAGAAGCCATAAAGGTATTCGAACAAACCCTGATCGACCAGGGGCAGCAGCAACTATTCAATCAATAACTTCCCCTCATTTCCTCCCTCCTTGTCAAGCCCCTGCCTGTAATGGTGCAGGCAGGGGCGCAGGAGAGAAAGGACAATCACATGAAAGGCTATGACAAATGGTTGTTACCACCCGATCCGCCCACCCACTTCCCATGCGATAAGTGCAAGAGCGAATGTGACGTTGATGATCTTGTTGAAGTTGAGCCTGATTACTGGCTCTGTCCTGGTTGCCTGGAAGATTACGAAGATGACGATTCTGAACAGGAAGAAGAATAATGCGCATGTACGCCATTGACGTAGTAGAACTCGAACAGGCGCAGGACTTCTCCACCAGGCTCATGCCTACCTTGACCTATCTCGGTTCGCGCAATCAATCTGATCCAGCCGTCATTCAGCATCAGAACGTGGTCGGCAAGCTGGGTGAGTTCGCGGTACGCCGGATGCTCCAATCACAGGGGCATCCGGTTTCCCCGGTCAACCTGGAAGTTACCACGCATAAGACATGGGATGCTGACCTGCTCATCGCCGGACGTGTCCGTGTGCATGTGAAGTCGCAGGATGTTCCATCAGCAAAGGGGTTCGGGCTGTCGTGGTCATTCGGCATTGGCGATAAGAACGGCAACCAGGGCGGGCATCGGGATAAAGAGATATTCGATTCATACCGCGATGTTGACCAGGTTGTGTTCTGCCTGGTGAACGAAGAAGATGGATGGGTGGGGATATGCGCTGAACTCCCCGTCCATAAGCTGCACGACCTGAACCTGTTCCATGACCCCAAGAAGAAGGCTCTCATCGGGATAAAGAAGGTCGTGTGCTTCAAAGATATTCCAATTGAGTATAGGGTGTACTGATGGCAGGATATTGGATCAAGTTCTACCACGAAGTATTAGACGACCCGAAGATGGCTACCCTTCCAGATAGATTGTGGCGCAGGTTCTATGAGTTATGTCTTATCGCTGGCAGGAACGACCAGGACGGAGATATTCCAGAAACAAAACAGATCGCATGGACGCTGCGTATGCAGGTAGATGACCTTCAATCTGATTTAGATGAATTACAAAAACTCGGATTGATTAACCAGATAGCAACTGGCTGGAATGTAACTCACTTTTCAAAGCGTCAATCAAAACTCGATTCAGCAGAAAAAGTAAGGCGTTACCGCGAAGAACAAAAACGTGACAAATACTATACGGGAGATGTAACCGAACCTGTAACCAATGTGTTACCTCCGGTTACACAGAAAGAAAGAAAGAAAGATATAGATACAGATAAAGAAAAAGAAAGAAAGATAGAAGGCGCATCCGCGCCGGATAATTCTTCTCCTTCTCCTTCTCCTTCTGCTTCTGATGCCTGGATAAAGGCTCTTGGGGATATTCAATCTCATGTTTCGTCCGTTACGTTTGAAACCTATCTGGCGCAATTACAGTTGTCTCAGGTCCACAATTCCAGGGATAAGCCGATATTCGTGGTCAAAGCACTCACCACGCCAACGGCTGAGTTAGTGCGCAAACGGTACGGGCAAACATTGGCTTATGCCATCCAGGGTTATTACGGGAAACCAGTTGAATTACAGATCGTGTCGTAAACAAGGAGAATCGAAATGACCACAATCGAAATGTTAGACGCTTTAGACGAATTGCATCAGCAACTTATTCTTTTAGGCGCGGATAAGCAGGCGCTCATCGACCAGGTATTGACACCGGAAATCCGCCGGAAACTGGACGAAATCGAGGACGAATTTTCAGACAAAAGCGGTGCTGTCCTGGAAAAGATAAGCGACCTCGAAAACGCAATCAAGCAGGACGTGATCGCAGAAGGAGCAACGGTCAAAGGGAAATACATGATGGCGGTATTCACCAAAGGACGCATTTCCTGGGACACGAAGGCGTTGGATGGTTACGCAGCGGCGCATCCCGAAGTCGAGCAATTTCGCAAAGAAGGCGCTCCCAGTGTATCAATTCGAAAGGTGGCTCAATGAACAATATCCAATTTTCAGGCACGTGCTTCAAGCCGGAGTTGCGCTACACGCCGGAAGGCAAGCCGGTATTCCGCTTCAGCGTGGCTATGTACACGGG